TGTTCGTTGCTACCCGCTTGCTCGAGACCGAGTTGCGCGTTGGTACTAACGACAATGACATCAACGCATTGAAGAACAACGGTTCTATTCCTGATGGCTACTGCGTTAACCACTTCTTGACAGACACCAATGCTTGGTTCCTGTTGACTGACGTGCCTAACGGCTTGAAGCACTTCGTCCGTACTCCTATGAGCACTGGAATGGACGGGGATTTTGACACCGGCAACGTGAGATACAAAGCTCGCGAGCGTTATAGCTTCGGCGTTTCTGATCCACTCGGTATTTTTGGCTCTCCCGGAGCCTAATCCATCTGGATTTGATAAGGGGCTTCGGCCCCTTTTCTTTTGTGGTACAATTACCGGTATCGTAACAAAAGGACCGTAAAATGGATACCACAAACCTACCCGCAACCCGAGAAGAAGCTAAGAAAACCGGCAGTAAGTATTATTTCACTGGACAACCCTGCAAACACGGGCACATTGCGGCACGCAAAACCAAGGGGTCCTGCGTCGAGTGCTTGCAAGTCGAATGGGCAAAAGGCAATGTTGAGCGCGCAGAATATTTCAAACAGTACAACCAATCCGATGCCGGGCAAAAAGCTAAACGTGATTACTACGGGCGTAATAAAGAAACCGTTATTGCTCGCGCGCAAGGACGCCCGGATGTTGCCAAAAACCAATATAAACAAAAATACAAGGAAGCCAATCCAGAGTTGTACCGAGAGCTTGTTAGCTTACGCCGTCGTCGCTTTCGTCAAGCCACACCTAAGTGGTTGAGCGCCGAACAAAAAATGGAGATACGTTTGAAGTACCGGCTTGCAATTGAGCTTAGTCGAGCAACCGGCATTCGTCATGCGGTGGATCACGAAATCCCATTGCAAGGTGAAGATGTGTGCGGCTTGCACGTGCCATGGAACCTACGTGTCATTACGCAAGAAGAAAATTTAAAGAAGTCCAACAAACTTGTTGCACCACAAGAATCGTCATGATATATTGCAAATACCCCGGGGTTCCCGGTGCATCAAACTGACCCGGCAGACGACATACCGATTGATGCGCTGATCTTGTATGTAAGGACAATTTATCATGGCATTATCAACCACCCAAAGTATCTGGCGTTCTGGTGGCGGCGATCAAACTCGTACCGCTTATTGTGGCTCCGGCTTAATGGCCGCCCAGTTTTACATTTCCGGCGCTTCTGCTGCTGGTACATCCGCTAAAATTTCTTCAGCCACTGGCGCTCCCGCAGTTGTTTTGCCTGCTGGTGCTATCGTTGTTGAGATCCAAGCTGTTTGCGCTGCCACTGGCGGTACAACTCCCACCTTTGACATGGGCTTCACTTTGTACGGTACTTCTACTGCTACAAACACAGGCTTGGTGTCTGCTGCTGTTGCTACCACAGGCAAGTTAGTAATCAATATGGCTTCAGCTACTGCTGGCGCTAACATGGGCACAACCATGTCTGCAACTAAACTGGTGACTATCACTGGTGGCGGTACTTCTGGCGATGCTCCTACCGGTGGTTCTATCACTGGTACGATTCTGTACTTCGTTGCTGACCCATTGCTTGGCCAACAAAACGATTAATTGATCTAGGGGGCTTCGGCCCCCGTTTTAAAGGAGATTAATTATGGGTATGCAAACCGACGTTAAAGCAGTGCACGTTGAAGCTACAGGCACTATGGTGTCTGGACGCAACAGACTTAAAGGATACCATTGCATTTCTGGTGGTACAGCTGGAGATGTTATCTTCCGTAATGGCGGCGCAAGCGGTACTGTATTGTTGCAGTTTAATATTGGAACTGGAACGCAGCCAATTACCATGCCTATTCCCGGCGAAGGTATTTTGTTTGCAACTAGCATCCATGTGACATTACCTGCAACCGCAAAAATTACGGCGTTCTATGGCTGAAGCAAAACAAGCAGTTCTGGCTGGGCGTAAGCTATTCATAGCTATCCCAGCGTATGACGGTAAGATCAATATCAAACTCGCGTACAACATTGCGGCGTTAATGCCCAAGGCTATGCAGTTTGGTGTTGCCGTCAATATGGGCGATGTATCTGGGTGCTCAATCATCACTATGGCTAGAAACCAATTGGTGCATGAGTTCCTCAAATCCGATGCTACAGAGCTGCTGTTTATTGATTCCGATGTGATTGCTACGGCAGATGACATCTTGCGTTTAATGGCGCAGAGTGGGGGCAAAGACATTACCGCTGGTATGTACCCACGCAGATCCAAGGATCGTAACTTTTTTGCCGATCTGTACTTTGATGAAAACCAAGACCTTGAGTTTGATGGCTCACTGATGCGTTTAAAGCGCGTTGGTACGGGTTTTATGCTGATACAGCGCCATGTCCTAGAGACGATGGTTGTTGCGCATCCTGAGTGGTTCTACGACTTCAAGGGTGAAGATATTTGCAGCGTATTTGATTTTGAAATTAAAGATGGTCACTACCTTGGTGAAGACTATCTGTTCTGTGACCGCGCTGCGGAGCACGGGTTTAAGATCTATGCAGACGTAGACATCAGTCTTCCACACGTTGGCACAGATACATTTGAAAATAACTTCAGAGAAGAGGTCGTAATGCCTTTACTTGAAGCTATCCGTAAGACCAAACTGAAAGTAGCAAATGGCTAAGACACCAGCATGGCAGAGGAAAGAAGGCAAATCGGAGAAGGGCGGCTTGAACGCCAAGGGACGGGCCTCGTACAACAAAGCAAATCCCGGCAAGCCGGGCTTGAAGGCTCCGCAACCCGAGGGCGGCAAACGCCGCGACTCTTTCTGCGCCCGGATGGAAGGCATGAAGAAAAAGCTGACCAGCGCGAAGACGGCCAAAGATCCTGACTCTCGTATTAACAAAAGCCTGCGGGCATGGAACTGCTGATATGAGCGAGTCACACGAAACTGCTAAAAATATTGTCGACGCTTTGTCGATAATGACCGTCGTAGGAACCTTAGTTGAGATGTTGCCGTCTGTAGCCGCCATATTTACAATTGTGTGGACCGGCATCCGCATCTGGGAAACTGAGACTATTAGAAATTTGTTTGGTAGGAAAGGTAAACCCGATGCCGAGTAGTTCCAAAAAACAACACAATTTCATGGCGGCGGTGGCTAACAACCCAGCGTTTGCTAAGAAAGTAGGCGTCCCACAGTCCGTGGGCAAAGACTTTAATCAAGCGGACAAGGGCCGCAAATTTTCTAAAGGTGGCGATATGAAACACGAAGACGTGAAAATGGACAAGAAAATGATGCAGAAGGCCGTGAACAAACACGAAGGCCGTTTGCACAAAGGTCAGCCTATGACCAAGTTGGCTAAAGGCGGCATGGCTCCATCAAAGATGGGCGCGGTGAAGACTGGTAAGACACCTGATGGTATTGCTCAAAAAGGCAAGACTAAGGGCACAATGGTTGCCATGCGTAACGGCGGAAAGTGCTAAATTATGATGGCCAGCCGTGGGATGGGGGATATAGCCCCCAGTAAAATGCCCAAAGGCAAGCGTACAGCTCGCCGTGACGACACTGATTTCACGCAATATGCGGAAGGCGGCAAAGTCAACGCTGCTGGTAACTACACCAAACCCGGTCTTCGCAAGAAGATTGTGTCTCAAGTAAAAGCCGCAGCAACCCACGGTACTGGCGCAGGCCAATGGTCGGCCCGTAAAGCGCAGCTTGTTGCTAAGAAGTACAAGGAAGCCGGTGGAGGGTACAGAGATTGAAAGCTCCTCAGAAATCGCTCAAAGACTGGGGCGACCAGAAGTGGCGCACTAAGTCTGGTAAACCGTCAAGCAAGACGGGTGAGCGATATTTGCCTGAAGCAGCAATTAAATCTTTGTCCCCTCAAGAGTATGCGGCTACGACTAAAGCCAAACGTGCTGGTAAAGCCGCTGGCAAACAGTTTGTAGCCCAACCCAAAAAGATTGCAAAGAAAACGGCAGGATTTAGATGACCACAACTGGCTCAACCCTATTTAACATGGACTTCACGGAGATTGCCGAGGAAGCGTGGGAGCGAGCCGGTCGTGAAATGCGTTCAGGCTATGACCTGCGTACAGCTCGTCGGTCAATGAACTTGATGACTATTGAGTGGCAGTCTAAGGGCATTAACATGTGGACAATGGAGCAGGGGATTATCAACCTGACTCCGGGCTTGGCTACATACGCCCTGCCAACAGATACGATTGATTTGCTGGAGCATGTGATTCGTACCGGATCAAACACTTCTTCTACACAGGCAGACCTGACAATCTCGCGTATTAGTGTTTCTACTTACGCCACTATTCCAAATAAACTTAGCCAAGCTCGCCCAATTCAAGTTTGGATTCAACGCTTGTCTGGAGAAACCAACCCAACAAATTCAGTTCTTGTTGGCGCAATAAGCTCCACAGATACAACAATCACGCTAAACACGGTGGTTGGACTAGCTAACGCTGGCTTTATCCGAATTGGCACTGAAGATATTTACTACACATACGTCACAGGGAATACCCTAGGTGGTGTATTCCGCGGTCAAAACAATACAACCGCAGCAGCTCATAGCGATGGCGATGCTATCTTTGTTCCCCAGCTTCCTGCTGTAACTTTGTGGCCTACCCCTGATAACTCAACGCCCTATCAGTTCGTATACTGGAGACTGCGCAGAGTGCAGGATGCCGGTGCTGGTGTTGAGACAGCAGACATGAACTTCCGTTTCTTGCCTTGTTTAGTGGCTGGCTTGGCTTATCACATTGCCGTTAAAGTGCCGGAGTTGATGCCCCGCATTCAGATGCTTAAGCAGATGTACGACGAAACATTTGAGATCGCGGCTGGTGAAGATCGCGAGAAAGCTCCAGTCAGGTTTGTGCCAAGACAACAGTACATCGGTGGTAGCTAC